TCTTCATCGTTAGCATCTAAGTGTAACACTAATCCTTGAGCTGCATCTGCATCACCTGCTGATACTGCTGCATCTTGTGAAAATATCCTTCTGTTAGTTGGCATTATAAAGTTGTATCGTAGTTAAACACATCTACTTTTTTAGTAAGTGCTTTAATCTCGCTTTCTTTTGTATCTACTGAACTTCTTATATTATCTCTTTCTGTTTCTATAGCATCAGGTATTGCAGTACCTTTTTCTGCTTTTCTTGTTACATACCAATCAGTAGAACTTAATTTATTGTAAGCTGCACTTTTTAATTCTGCTTTCTTTTTTGTTTTTAGTTCTGCAAGTGTTTCACTAAATGTTTTAGTTTTTACATCATAAATAAATACTGTTCTTTTTTCACCATCCACACCTTCATAATCATCTATGGTATGTAGGTTGCTTATGTATTGGGTTTTACTATCGTAACTTGGTGTTATAATATCATAAAAACCTGCACTTTCGTGTACACTCGTATCTAACTTATCAAATCCTACTATTGTATTTCCAAAACTACTTGGTAACTTTGGGTACTTTATTATTTTACCTTTTACTATTCTTGCTTTCATAATTATGGTGTTGTATCTGTATCGTAACTATTAATTGTATAATTTACTACTGAACCCCCAACACTATCTTCCTTTGCACATATTAAAGTAATATGATTTTTTTTACTTTGGTCAATACTTGTTGTGCCAACTTTGTTAAAAGCTGTTGTTCCCAATCCAGTTCCTGCTACTAATGTAATGGCTGCACTTGACAATGTACCATCTAATACTAAATCTATTACCTGATTTTGTTTTAAGTTGTCAATAGTTATATTTGCAGTTCCAATGTTCCCTGTACAAAAGAAAACACTACCTGCTGAACAGTCAATTGTAAAGTTACCTGTATCTGTTTTATCTACTCTATTTGCAAATCTATTTGCTAATTCATCGTGATCTACTGCATTGTCAGCTAACATTGAATTTTCTACTGAACCTGCTTGTATTGTTGCTGCACCTGAACTTATTGCTACATCACCTGTAACTGATAGTGTAGTACCATTACCCAATAAAGAATATAATTCAGTATGGTTATCGTTTAGAAAACCAAAAGCATCCCTAATAGGTGTACCATCACCTTGATTTGGAGTTCCTAAATCTACTTGTTTTTTCGCCATATTATATTTTTTTTATAGTGTTATTTCTGTTTGGTCAGCAGTTAATGTAAGTGAATCAGCCCTTTGTACTAATGTATCTACAGTAAATGCTTTAGTTTCTATTAAACTACCTGTTAATGGCAATAAAAAACATTCAGGTGAACTAAAACTCGGTATGCTTTCTGCTATGGTGTTATCTTCATCACCAAATTCTGTAAAGCAATATATTCTACCCCAGTTTATTGTGTTTGCCATATTTATACAATAAATTTTGTTGGTTTTTGTTATATACTTTTTTGTTTAAGTACTCTGTAAGTTTCTTAATGTTATTTTCTTTTGCTTTATACTTCATAATACCCAACCTTCAAAACTTGCATCTTTATCAGGGTGTACATCTTCATTTGTTGAAGTGTAGTATTCAGGAAATTTACTTGGTGCATTAAAACTTAAATAATCTATCAACCTGTTTGTATAATATTGTGCTGTATTTCTTTCTTTTTCTAAAAGATAATCTACTTCTTCTTTAGAAGCATTTTCTGCATTTTCACTATTGTGTTTAAATACACCTTTGTTTGCTATAGTATAAGCACTAAATGGTAACAGTTCTACCATACACCAATGTATAAGGCAAGGTTTTACATATTCGTTTACTAATGTTTGGTAATCACCAGTAAGTGTACCTGCTACAATTTTTGCTTGTATGCTTTCTAGTAAATCTGTACCTAAATAGTTTTCTATATGTTTATCTTGTGCAATTTTTACATACTGTATAAACTTATCTGTATCTATATTACCTGATAGTGAAGTAAATTTTACTACATCTTTTCTTGTTATTAATAGTGCTTCTGCCATTATCCTTTATAGTTTGGGTGGTGTCCTTTGTCACCTCTTGTTATATTTGCTTGTGCTACTTCTTTGGGGTTTTTGGGTAGTTTAAAACCTTGTTTTACAGCTTGATTTACATTTACAAACTTTGTGTTAGCAAGTGCATTACCTTTATAGGGTGTGCCATCTTTTTTTAATTTCTTTTTGTAAATTCTTCTTTCCCAAATGTGATGACAATTAACCCCACCTTGCCACTTGAACAAAGAATAGTTTTGCCCATTGTGTCCATGCTGCTTATTTACACCCCTAAAACTCATTTGTGCAATATCTTCTTTTCTATATAGTTTACCTGTACTTAACATTCTTCTACAAAATGGTCTAGTTTCACCTTTTGCTTGTCTTTTTGTGCCTTTCACATACTTGTACCTAACCTTAAATAAATCATTATCTTGGCTAGAATCTTGTTTTGCTGATAACTTTAAACCATTTAAATAATTTTCTACATTAAAATCTTCAGGTTCATCTTCTGTAGTATCTGTATCTAACAGTTCATAGTTTTCTAAATCTTCTATTTCACCTAATTGGTCTATTAGTGTAAATAATTCATCACCATCATCATCACTTAAAAAAGGTCTTTCATCTTTTGCAAGTTCTTCTTCTGAATACATGCTTTTCTTCTTTACACATTTACCATTTTTATCTTTAACAAATCCTTTTGGACATTTTTTTAGATCATCTTTTATATGTTTTTCACAAGGCATATACCAAGTCCTTGTGTTACCATCCACATCTATATATTCATGTGTGTGTATTCCTTCACACCCTATATTTGTAGCCATTTCTTCAGCTTTTTCAGGTGTGCTATATGCTAACCTATCATCTATAATAGCAAAATCTTTATCTACTACCTGACTAACTAACTTCACACCAGTTTCTTCTTCTTTAGCTTCTTGTGTTACTGCGTTATCTGTATCAATAAATTCTAAAGGTTGCAAGGTTCTAAAGTAAAGTTTTAAACTTATTTCATTAACTGCTAAAATATGGTTTATACATTCTATAATTTGATCTTGGTAAGGTTTTATGGTTATGTTGTTAAACAACAAACTAGCAGTTTTAATTTCATCTGCATTATTACCTAAACCACTATTACCATCCCTTACACCTAAAAGTAATGGGCTTGTTACTCTATGCCCCATAATTATTTTTCTAATACACTCATTAGCTAAATATTCATAGTGTGCAGGTGCATCATCTAGTGGTATATCATCTACAGTAGTTTTACTTTCTGCATTGTTGTTAAATGCTACAATTACCTTTTCACCCCTGCTACCTGTAAGTTTATTCATTACCTCACTTTTAATTTGTAACTGTTTTTCTCTATCAGGTACACCATTGTTAAAGTTTACTACTTTAGTACCACTAAAATTACATTGTACATCATTTATAAGGAAGTCAGAAATTTCACTTTCTAATTCACAGTAAGCCAAAGCACCCTGATAATCTACTGGACATATATAGTCATAACCTGATACATATTTTTTTACTACTTTTATTTCAGGTTCTTTACCATTACCATAACCAAAGTTTGCAATTCTTTTTAGTTTAGTATTTTGTTTTACCTTTTCCCAATCAGGTGCATAATAGTATGCTTCTATATCACCTTCTTCATTCATCTTTTCAGGTCTTAAAGTTTGTCTTGGGAAGTGTTCTGCTTTTATTACTTTACCATTTTGGTATAAAACTTGGAAACATGCTTCACCAAGTAGTTTAAGATCAAGTGCAATTTTCTTTAAACACTCATTACTAAAAATACTTCTTAGTGCTGCATATTCATCAGTTTTTGTACTACTATCAAGTGCATCTAAGCCCTTGCCGTAAATCATATTACTAATACCATTTATTATTGCATTGTTAGTTGTAGAACTTGTAAAAAGGTCTATAAGATATTGGTAGTAATTGTTGTCATCACCATAAGCTACCCATTCTTTTCTTTTATCTTCTACTACTTTGGGTTTGTTGTAGGTTGATAAATTTACTATGTGTATGTTATCCATGTTTATATAAATACAAATTCGTTAGTTGTTGTGTTGGTAGTGTACTGATTTTCGTTTACTGTGAAATCTGCTACTGTTTGATTAGTGCAAAATATTTTATCTCTAAAAATTAGTGTACTACCTTCTGTAATTTCTAAAGTATAAAAAGTATCTTCTACCAAAGTAAAAGTATTGCTGTACTGGTAATAGTAATCTACTTCTGTAAAACTTGTAGATGTTTGGCTAAACACTTCCTTGTTTGTGCTTTCGTTGTTTATCTTAATTGTATAAGTGTTTCCTGAAGTGTATGTTCTTGGAATAAAACTAAATGTTTGGCTACTACCTGAACTTTGTAAAACTATCATATATATACAATAAAAGTACTTCTATTTTGTTAAATAAAAAAAAGGGCAGCTATTGCCACCCTTCCATAAAACAAAAAAATCAAATTCTAACTGTTTGTGCCTTCTGTTACTGTTACTGTACCTGTTTGTCCTGCAAATGGATCTGCTGAAGTTGCACCTTCTAAAAAGTTAGCAGGTTTTAGTTCTTGTGCAGATAGTGTAAGTGTATAACCACTTAAATCACCCATTGCTGCACCAGTAACTATTGTACCACCTGAAACATCTGCACCATGTTCTAACCCCATCATAAAGGCATTACCATTATAATCTTCAATAACCACATGAGGTCTACCATAAGATAATAATTTTAATTCTTTATGGTCTTGTACTGTTAGTTTTTTAAGTGTAAGATTTAGTGTTTGCTCGAAAAAAGTTGTACCATTTTCTCTAGAACTTGTTATAGTTTGTTCAAAACTACTGTTACCCTTTACTTCATAGTTAAAGCAAGTAACATCTCCTAAACTATCTATTACATCTGTATCTGTGCTATCAAAAGTTGTTGTTATTGAACCAAAATCAAAAAAGTACACACCTTTAATACCACCAACTACATCCTTACATGGTTCTTTTCTACCCCTTGTTAAATTACATGCCATAATTCCTAAAATTTTTTTTATTATAAGTTATTGATAATCAGGCAGTTAAGTATAAACCTAACTACCCTTTTATCATTCGTTAATTAGTATTCTATGTGTACTGAACGCAATCAGAACCTACACCAAATTGAACACCTGCTTGAAATCTCATTATGAATCTAACATTTTGTGAACCATCTATATCACTCATGTCAATTACTTTAACTTCATTCAAGTCATTTAGTAAAGAAGTACCAAAGAAAAAGTTACTTTTTTGTCCTGCAACCATTTCGTTAGTTCCTAAACCTTGTGCATGTGAAATTTTAATACCATCAAAGTATGCAGGTGTAATAGCTTGGTTGTTACCTTTATCTTCATAACCTGCAGCTCCTAATCCTGAACTTCCAAATCCACCTAAACTACGTATGTAGCTTCGGTAAACATTTGTTGCTACCCATATAGTAGCATCTTCTTGTCCATATACAGCACTTGGAATCGCATCTGCAACTTTACCTAATTCTGTAATAACATTACCACTATTTACATCTGTAGCAACTACATCTACTACATCACTATCAGCAGCAAGAAGTGCTTTAAATCCATCAAATTGTCCTGCTGTACCATTTACTCCTGCCCATATATTAGTTTCCATTCTTTGAGCTACTTTAGCTGAAAAATGTCCTATAATAAAATCTGCAAAAGATTTTGGTATTTCTCTACCTAAACCACCTAAACCAACTTCTGCTGCTTGCCATGTGTTTAAGAAATCTTTTTTACATACAGTAACATTTACCATAAAATCTTCAAGTGTTAATGTTCTTTCAGATAATGTTAAAGTTGAACTATCTGAATAATCACATGCACCATTTTTTACAATGTCGTTACTGCTTACTTTTTGCATAATTTGCTTATGCACTATGTTAGGTAAAATTGTTATTGTTTCTTCACCTAAAGTTTTACCACTTAACAGGGCTGCTTGGATATATTTCCCTGCAAATTCACCTGCATAAGTAGTTGAAATACTTGTTGCCATTTTCTAAATTATTATATATTATTAATTCTTCTCATAACTCTATCAAAAGTTGTTTCACCTCTTCTGCTCATAAATACAGGTTCAGTTTTTACTTCTTCTTCAGGGTTATGTTTTACCTTTTCAACTGCTGAAAGTTCTTCTTTTTCTTCAATGGGTTTATCTTCAGCACTCATTTCTTCTTCTTTGTTGCCCATTTTTTCAATCATTCCTTTGATCTCTTTTATTTCATCTTGAAGTGAAGCTAGTTCTTCCTTAGTTGCATACTGCATTTCTTCTTTCTTCTCTTCTTCAAGATTTTCTTGTACTTCTTGTACAACTTCTTTATTTGCCATATTATCAGTATTTAAATTTTCTTCACTAGCTTCTTCTTTAGGTTCTTCTTCTTTTTCTTCTTCTGCACCAATAGAAGCTATAATGCCTTCTTCTTTTACTATTAATTTTTCACCATCTTCTAAAGTATATTCACCAACTGGTAAAGGTACTTTTTCATCTTCTGTAACTATAAAAACTTCACTACCTGCTTCAAAGTTTTCACTTTCTATTACAGTACCATTTTCAAGTGTAGCTTGTTCTAGTTTTACTTCTTTTGTTTCAGTATCAATACTTAACAATTCTTTGATTTTTCCTAACATATTATCTGCCTTCATAGTAGTACAATAATTATTGGTTTAGTTTGTTGTGTTTTTGTTAATTACCTTTTAGCCATTTCTCTTACATCAGCTATAAATTTAACTGCATCTTTAACAAGTTCAATATGTTCACTTTGTGCTGCTTTTAAATCTCTATACATTTTTACTTCTTTTGGGTTTATCCCAAGATTTTTTGCTACCCTTTCTATATCATTAATTGCAGTTTCATAATAAGCTACATTATACATCCCTGAACCATCTCTTAAAGTGCTTGTTTCATTTACAAATTGCTTAGCATCTGCCATAACATTAGCAATTTTACCCATAAGCTGTATAGCTTGTTTTTTTAATTCTTTTGCTCTTTGGTTACCTTTTGCTATATCTTTAAGTACATCTCTTTCAAAACTTAAGTTCACTTTTTTTGTTTCACCTACTTTTTTTAGGTATGCTTGTATTCTCTTTTCTATAGTATTCATCTTATTCTACTTGTTGTATTTTTATTTTAAAACTTGTGACAAAGATTTTCTTTGTTGCTCATAAGCATTTATCATTTTTCTAACTCTTTGTACTTCTGGAATATCAACTCCTAAGTTTTTTGCTGATTTTTCAACATCATCTGAAATTCTTTGTGCAACTCTATAAACAGCATCAATTCTATCCATTTCTCTTTTACCTTTTCCTATGGCTTCTCTTGCATCAGTAGCAAACTGCATTAAGTCATCAATACCTCTTTCAAGTTCCTTTTCATATTTCTTTAAGTCATCTACAAAAGATAACTTTACCTTCTCTACTTTTTGTTTTGGTATTTTACTTAAATATGCTTGTATCCTTTTTTCTATTGTGTTCATCTTACCCTACTTGTTTTATTTCATTTTCTAGTTTATTCTCTAAACTTTTTAGTTTGTTTAACTCTGATTTTAAAACTTTTACTTTTGGTGGCTCTGCTATACCTAGTTCTTTAACTTCATTCTCTAATTCTTCCAATAATTCATCTGCATCTAAATAAGCATCTCTAAAATCAAATTGTAAAATATCTCTTGCTTTAGTCATAGATTTTTGTGCTTTTTCTATTTCATCTCTAATAAAATCTTCTAAACCAAAACCATCATTTATTCTTTCCTGTATGTCATTTATTTTAGATAATTTAATTTGTTCTTTGGGTAATTTACTTAGGTATGCCTGTATTCTTTTTTCTATAGTATCCATGTTATTACAATATGTTTTTTTATTATTTGTTATGTTTTTAACTTGTGCCTGTTACTGATCCAATACCTTGTGCTTGAAAACTGCCATCACAGCATTTTCTTGAATAAGTTTTACCATCAGGACATAAACAAGCCCTTTTACCATCTGTGTTACAAGGTTTGTACTCTTTTATGTATAATGTTCTCATTTTTTAGGGTTTAAATAACATTTCTAGTTCTTTTAGTTTGCTTTCACTCCACCTTAAACCTGCTTTACCACCCCAAAGTAAATAACTAATAGTACCACATGCTTCTGTATTACCTTCATCATAGTATTCACCTGCCCTAGATAAAAAGCTATACATTCTTTTTACAGTTTCTGCTGTTATTGGTTTGCCTTGTGCTAATTGTGAAGCTCTAACCTTTCCTACTTGGGTTGCACATTTATTATTTACTTTTTCGTTTAGATCAATACCCCTTTGTGCATTGTTTTTTACTGCATCAGGGTAGTCACTATAACTTTCTAGTTCTACTTCTTTATCTTTTAGTATGTCCTTTAGGTGGTTTAGTAGGTAATCTGCTTCTTCTTCTTGTATTTCTTCTAACTTGTTTGGTTCATTTGGTCTTTCTAACTTGTCTGCAAAGTATCCTTCTATACTAAATCCTTTTACCTTACCAGTTTTTACATAGTTATTCCAAATGTCATCGTTTAAAACCTTCATTGATAACATCCATGTACCAAGTGGTACTTCCATATTGTATAATCTACTTTTGTCTTTTTTTAAATCTTCTACTATCCAAGTTTCAACTGCTGTTAAACCCTGTAGTGGTTCAGCATGTTCTAGTGTAGATTTACTAGCATTACCCCTTATAAAAAATAATTCACTTGCTTTTCTTACTGTTTCCCTACTGAAATATATATAATAAGGTTCATCATCCCTAGTTCTTAAAATAGGTTTATTAGGTACAAGTGCTGCACCCATAATTATACGTTTTTCTTTATCTACTTCTGCAAATTTGTATTCTAATGATTTGAGTGCTACAAAATCTTCTTCTATTGCAGGGTTTTCTACTAAACTTACTGCATCAATACCACTTACTTCATCTTCTTCATCTATAAAAAGTTCTATTATATCCATACTATAACAATAATTATTTTTGTTTTTTGTTACCCAATACTAGCTGTTTCTATTATATTCCTATCTAAACTTTGTGCGTTACTTACATCACTACTAACTACAAATGCTTTTACTGGTTTTTGTTCCCTACCACTTATTGCTTCTGCAAGTTGGTTAGTATCTGATGCACCCACTACATTAAATGCAGGTGGAGCAGCAGGTGTTGGTGCTGCTGTAGAACCTCTAGCACCCCCTGACCTCATAGCACCCCCACCAATATTTGGTGTTTGTACACTTGTTATTTGTTTTACAGTTTGTAATCCACTTGCAAGAATAGAAGCTGCACTTATTGCTTTTTGCACACTACCAAAAGGTTCAGGTATTACACTTTCACTAGACAATACTTCTGTAAAACCTAAATAAGAATTTATAATTGCTTGTGCTATTGCTGCTGCCTTACCTGCTGCACTATTTCTACCTAATAAATCTGCTAGTGAACCTAGTGTGTTAGCTGTAATTGCTAACTTTTGTTTTTCTAGTGCATCTTTTCTTTTTAATTCTTCTTGTTCTAGTTTTTGTTGCTCACCATCAAAAAATTCTCTTACCTGTTGCTTTTGTGCTTCAGTACCTTCTAGTAATTCTAGTTCTTTTAATGCTTCTGCTTCTTTTTCTTGTAACTCTAGTTCCTTTTTTTCTTTTTCAGTAAGTGCTTTTTGATCTTGAAACTCTTTTAAAAATTCTTCTCTTTCTAAATCTTTTTCTTGTGCTTCCTTTTTTAAATCTTCTTGTTCTCTAAGTAAAGAATTTACATTTATTAACTGCTCTGACCTAAAACCTTCTACCTGTGCTAGTATACCTTCCCTTTCTGCTTGTGCTTCAAGTAATGCTATTTGGTTTTCATCATTACCATTTTTATCAAATTGTGCTTGTGCTGCTGCTATTACTGCATCTGCATTTGCCAACATCAATCTTTCTTGTTCATCTAGAACTTCTGCTAGTTTATTGTTGGCTTTTATTCTTTCTTCTATGGTTACACTTTCATCATCCCTAATTTGCCTTAACTTTTCAGCTTCCCTATCTTTTTGTTCTAATATAATTCTATTTTTAGCTATACTTACATCTGCTTTTCTGTTAAGGTCTACTGTAGTTGCTGCTTGTTTTATTGTTTCTTTGGTGTAATCTACAATAGCTGAAGTTGCACCTTTTACTGTTTCTACTGATTTATCAAATGTGTTATCTACACCTGTAAGTACATCTAAACTTTCCTTACCTGCACTTTTTACATCATCTAATGCACCTGCAAAATCACCACTAAATACCTTTTTTACTGCACTAGCTAAAAATCCAAGTGTATCTAAAAAACTATTAAATCTTTCTATAAGGTTATTTTTTATAGAAGTACCAAAATCACTTATTGCTTGTTGGGGGTTTTCAAATATACCTTGAAAATAACCTATAACTGTACCTACGTTGTTATCTAAAAAATTAAAGAAATCGTTAAACGCTAAAGATAGTGCTTCAAAAGCTGTATTGAATATGTTTGTTACCTTTTGGTTTTCGTTAAACACTTCTGTTAGCTTTGCAAATGCTGCTATAATTAAACCTATACCTGCTGCTTTTAGTGTAGTACCTATAGCACCTACACCTTTTGCCACCTTCTTACTTGTTTTGTTGGTATCTTTAAGTTGTGCTTCTAGGTTTTCTACTTGCCCAGTTAGTTCTTCTATTTTCTTTACTGCATCTTTAGCAATAGCTTCTATTTCTATTGTTTTCTTGACAGACATATGTTTAATTTTACTTGTTTATATCCTTCCTTTATTGTTGTTGGTAAATGGTTTTTACCTAGTGCTATATATGTATATTCACCTATTTGTTTTTCTTTCTTTGCTATTTCAAGCATATCTAATATGTATTCTATCATAACCTTAATATTGTATTATCTGCTCTTACTATTGTACTATCTGCTGTTATTGCAGTATTATCTATAGTTTTTATTGCATCATTTATTACATTATCTACTGGTACACTAAAATCACTTACTTCATTTAACAGTTCAAGGTCACTTAACCCTGTTTCAAAATTTGTTACAATTTTATTAATCTTGTATAACGTATTGAAAATAATTATTCTATCGTTTAGTTGTAAATTCAATAAAATACTAATAGGCAGGTATGCTTTAAACTTAAATATCCTTCTACTATCATCAAATATTTCTGTGATGTAATCCCTGTAGTAAGTAGCAAATAAACTTTTATCTGCACTTGCATTTGAGTATTCATTTTTTTCTGCACCCCAGTGTATACTTTGTGTATTACTTGTAGGATTAGATAAATTAGAAGGTATATAATAGTTATTAATACTTGTTACTGAACCCCCTGCTGTTTCCATTACCCCTATAGCTGTACCACTTGTAATTTTATGCCCATAAAATAGTGTGGGTTTTGTAAGTATGCTTTCTTGATCTGTGTTTACACTCCACCCCCATTGAACATCTGTATTTGTACCCCCTGTTACATTTCTTAACCTTTCAAATTTCATGTGTTCAAATGGTAATGTAATCTTATATTCTTTGTTTGTAACTTCTTCTAGTATAGAAGTACTTAAATGCCCCCAGTTTATACCATTGTATTGGTTATGGAAAGCTGTAAAAAAGGTTTCATTACCTTCATATTTAAAACTAATGTTATCGTATGGTATTGGTAGTGTAACTTCTGAAGTATCTAAATCTAAATGTTCTGTTATATCATGTACAGTTGTACTTGCTGCATAAAAATCTTGCAAGGGTTGTACTTTTATTGTGTTATCTGAAAAGAAAGAAGTTAAATTAAACATCTTAAATAGTGCAGTTAAAAAATCTATTACCTTTATATCAGGCATTTGGTCTTTTAAGTATAAGTGTTTTTGTACAACAGTTGTAAAAGTGTTCGTAGCACTAGCAAAATTACCATTTGTTTTAGTACTTTCAAATATACCCATTCTTACAGTAAAGGTAGCCGATGCAGCACACCTTATTTTTACACCATAACCAAAACCTTTTTCTAATTTTTTTTCTTGTGATAGTGTAATTATTTTATCTGTACCTGTACTTGTGTGTGTGCTTTCATGGAATACTGATCTGTTACCTAAAAGTGCCTGTGTAACTATTACAGTATATTCTACACCTATTGAAGTTGATACTTCTAATGTCATAAACCTATCACCCTTGTAACTTTTTGCATTTTTATAGGTAGTACCATGTACATAAAAACCAAATGGGTTAGCACCTAGTGGTTGCCCCTTTAAACTTATTGCCCTGTTTATATCACTTCTATCATAAGTAGAAGTAATACTATCCCAAGTACTACCTGCAAGTGCTGATGTTGGTGGGTTATCATCATTTAAAATGCTACCTTTTTGCTTTTGCATCCATAAATACAAATTAAAATATTCTGCATTTGTTTTTACAAAAAAATCATTACTAAAAGTTATATTATAATGTTTTTGTATTGCCAGTATAATAGCATGTACCCTAAATGCAGGTTTTAACTGGTCAAATACTAAACCATGTGAATTACTACCTACATATAGGTTTTTAGTGCCTGCTGTATCATCACCACTATTATATATTAATCTATCTGTATGTGTTATTAAGGGGTATATAAGTGCATCTGTAACATCTTCACCATTTATATTATAATCTTCTCCATCTTGCATTTTAGCTATTACGTTACTGCCTGAATAAGTTTGAAATTTATTTAGTATGCTTATGTCTTGTAGTTTATCATCTTTAAATAAATCTTTTATACTTATGCCTTCACCAAAAAAAGTTATTCTGTAGTTTTCAGGTTCGTTGTTTGTCATCTGTACACTTTGGTACTTAACAAAACCTTTTTTAAATGGCTTGTAGTTTAAAAATAATTCTGCTTTCTTTTTATCCTTTGGGCTAAAGTTTAAAGCTAATATATCAGGGTTGTAAAAGTGTTTAAATATTTTGTTATTATTTTTAGAAGCAGGTACATTAAAAGTTCTTGTAAATTCTGTAAATACTTTTTGTATATCTAAAATATCTTGTAATGACTGGGTAAGTGTTACACTTTCATTATCATGCAATTCTACCTGTTCACCTTCTATAAATAATTGCAGTTGAACCATTACCTAACATTGTTTATAAGATTAAATGCAAATTCAAAATCTACTGTGTAATTTATTAGCTTATCGTTTAAACTTGTTCTATGTACAAATGATTTACTTCTAGGTATTATAGGTAGTGTTTTACCTTCAAACCTTATATATACATTTTCACTTAAAAATAATTCTTCTATAGTTTTGGTTGCATCTTCTTTTATAAACCCTGTATTCATTTGTAAATTACTAATAGCATTTACATTATATCTTTGTTGCTGTCCTTTGTAAGTTGGATAAGTAACAGTTGATACATTTATACTATTTGTTTTGTGTGTTTCATCTGATACTGTAAAAGTTTCTGTGGTTTTTTTAAAAAAATATAAATCTTCATAAGCACCAAATTTATTTACAAATGTTACTTTATAAGAAGTATATTTAGGTTCACATACATTATTTACTGTAATTGTTTTTCTTAACGTTGTATCATCTGTATCAAATACTTGTATTGTGCTTGTGTTAGCAGGTATGGTTATGTATTGTATTTTTTGGTTGCTATTACCACTATCTGTTATTTGTGTTGTGCTACTATCTATTACAACCTTACCTACACCTTCTGCAAATATTGGTAACTTACCTGCTGTGTTTTCAGGTAAATATATATTGTCTGCTGATATTAAAGCATTGGTGGATAGTTGGGGGTTTATTTCATCTTCAAAAGTACCAAAGCCATCTAACGCTAAAAAGTTAGTAGTTACTGGTGAACCACTTGTAAATTCTAAACTTGTAGTAGAATCAAATAACCTTTTAACTACAGTTACCCATTTAGTTACACTTGCATAGTCGTTATTAAAATCATGGGTTATATAATCCCTTACTAAATTACCTATTTCAAAAATTATATTAGTTTGGCTTGTAATCCTATCTTTGTCTAAAGTATATTTTAGATCACTAGAAGTATAGCTACCTGCTGTACCACTATATATATAAATTTCTAATCTTGCACTTTTTAAAGCCATGTTATATTATATTATCGTTTCCTGCATCACTACCACAATTTACTGCCCTATCTAGTTCGGTAATTACACCATCTTGATTTATTTTAATTACCACAAAAGAAGCATTTATATTACCTGCACCACTACCTGTAGCGTTTACTGTTACTGCAAAGTATTTATTGCCACCTCTAACCCTGTCAAAACCTGAAGAAGCACTACCCCTACATACAATATTACCTGCTGCTATATCATCTAGTGTTGAACCTGAACTATTTATAGTAACTGAATCATTAACCGAATATGGTTTTGTTCTATCACAAAATCCATTTTTAGCTGTAAAAGAATCTTCACTTATAAAAAAGTTAGGGTTAGTAGCACTACATGGGTTAGTAGTTGGGGGTTGTGTAAATCCTGTTACATCACAAGTTTTTTCTTGTGTAGCATTACTAAAACCACTTGGTACTACAAAAGTTACTTTTATTGTTCTTGCTGTAGGTGAAGTTACTTCAGGAAACACATCTAAAAACCCACTTGCCCCATCCGAAATATTTGTACTTGAACGCCTATATGTAGCAGTTACCCCATTTACATCTACTGTACCTGCTAGTATATCACCTGTAGTTGTAATACTAAAATTATGATAACTTATAAAGTCATCTGTACAAACAAGTTCAGGTGTAGCTGTTGCCTTTTGCTCAAATGTATCATCACAATCTAAAAAAGCTCCTGCATTACTATAACCTGTTGGTACTTCAAACCTAAATGTTAATACTATTTCCCTATTTGAACCTGTGGTATTATTTAAAGCTGAAACTGGGTTACCTGCTTTTACATCACTTGTAATATCTGTAGTATTTGAAACCCCTGCTATAGTTTTTATGTTTACCCTTGTTAAATCACCTGTGTGTGTGTAATTAGGTATTGATACAACCCCAGTAGAACTCACAGCTCCTCCACTTAAAGCTACTGCATCTGTAGTAGCATCTTGTGTAGTACAATGTAAAGATTTTGTACATGCTGAAGCTACTGTGAAATCATGACTATCTGTTATACAAGCATCTACACTATTTCTTGCCCTTACTTTAAATGTACCACTTACACAAGTAGAAGTAGTAGAAAAAGTAAGTGTTTGGTTTGGTACTGTACCTGTAAGAACTGCATCTATTGCTACACCTTGATAATTTAAAACCTCATAACTTGTTATCGTAGCACTTGTGCCATTTGAAAAGAAGCTACCAAGTGATACTGTACTACCTGTAGATACGTTTGTAAGGGGTGATATTGTACCTGCAAAAACTGCCATGTTATTATTACCTGATACACAAGTTGTTGGTACTAATTGTGTAAATGTTTGTGGGCAACTTATTGTACCATCTGTTGTATTTGTAAAGTTATCAGGTATTCGTATTGTGTAATTTACAGTTCTTGGGGTGTTAGTGCCATCTGATGCTAATGCAGAAAACTCAATTTGGTCTTGTGCTATAATTGTACCTTTAAGTATGTTGGGGTTTATAATAGTACCATTACTTTCTACACTAAAGTTTGATAACCCTGCTGTAGAACAACTAAATGCACCTTCTGCTACTGTAGGTTCTGTAGCTGTTATGTAAAATGGGCTTCTTGAATTTATTTTTGTACTCATTTTTCTAAACTAAATTTTAAAAAATCTTCTACTTCTAGTGCGTAAGCATTTACTACATCATCAGGTAACTGCTTAAATGCTTTTTCAAAAGGTTTTGTAAAAAACAAACTTGGCTTTATACCCTTTTGGTATATACTTCTTGCAATTATAAAATTTAAACCTTTTCTAGTTATAAATCTACCTTTTTCATCTCTAGGTGCTATTGTTCTTTTTACAGTCCACTTATCTAATTTACTTGCAGGTGGTCTTTTGGTAGTATAAGAAAATGGTGTGTTGTATTTTTTCTTTGTACCACTTACACCTTTATCTTGGTATACTCCATATTCTTCCATAGAAAAAGATAAACTAAAACTATTTTTAAAAATTTCTAAATTAGAATCCAAACTTTTAGATAGTTTACCAAAAGCATTTTTCTTTTGTAGTTTTAATTGTTTTCTACTACCATCAATAACTTGTTTTCTAAATCTGTTTAATACAGTTTCTAGTTTACCACCTTTTGTTAGCATATTGTCATATCGTTTTGTACAATTAAATCAAATGTAGCTGCCCATCCTGCAAGTTTATTTTCAAATCTGTCTACAAATGGTTCACATCCTACTTGCCCTTCTACTTGGTAACCTTCTGTATATAGATCACCCCTTTGTAATAACGCCATTAATCTATTTAGTATGGATAGTTGGGTATTTAATACATCTTGTTCATTGTCATTACCTACAAATATATCTGTTGTTTCTTTTTTACTTTCATCTACAATATCCATTGCAAGTACACTTATGTTAAATGTTAAAGTGTTTGTAGCTACGTTACAGTTGTTTACTATTATGTGAGATAATGGAAATATACTCTGTTTGTTTAAATCTATATCATCTAAACTACCATAGCTTACTGTATTACAAAATGGTTCTGCTATCAGCTTTGTTTTTATTTTTTCTAGTACATCGTAAAACTTTGTCATCTTTGTCTGCTTTTAATTCTCTGCATTTCTATTTGTGTTTTTTCTTTTTCAAAAGCCAAAAACATTAAGCATTGGTGTACATTTAATTTAGTGATAACCTCATACTTGGAAACATCTCCTTTAGAAAGTCCATAGATGCTTGAATACCATCCCCACTTTCTTGTAAAATTCTGTGTGCTTCCATACTCGTTTCCTTCGTTTCCTTCTTCAAATAGTTCAGGGTAGTTTGTAGCAACTCGCTTTTTAAATTCCAAAAAAAAACCATAGCACCCATTACTACTTCTAGTGGCATTAGTTTCATTTCACCACTATTATCTAAACCATCATATTCTTTTATTTTGTACCTATCACCTTTTTTGTGTATTACTGGTCTATATAGAACTGCCATTGCCTTGTGCATGGTTTCCCAGTCACTCATGTTTTCATCTAAATCTATATATTCCCCTAGTGTCATTTCATCAAGCTGTGTAATAAAACCATATTCTATACTCCCTAATTTAAATCTAGGTATTAGATCATTCTTTACTTCAAATACTTGGTTTAGGTGTTCTAGTATTTCTTTTACACTTGTTAATTTTATCTTTGCAATATCTTTTAAATCCATATTACAAAATATCTCTACTGTTTTGTGCATTAAGAAACTGGTATCTTTGTTTTCTTCAGTATTAACCTTTACAAACTTTTGATATTGTTCTAGTGTTATTTCCGATAAACTGCTAGGTACGTTTATTTCTACTTTCATACTAATACAATAAAATTTTAAGTAAAATGTATAACATAAAAAAAGCAGGTATTTCTACCTGCCTTCATATTAACCAAATTAAAATCAAATGAAATTACTTTAAGTTACATAATTTTTATAAATATATTCATATAGTTCTTCAATTTTTTTTATTATTTCTTTACTGTTTTGTTTATATAGTTCTTTGCCTGTTACTACGTTACCTTGTAAATTCATTTCTAGTTTTACCATTTTGTTGTTTCCTTGTTCTACTGGTTTGTAATATACAAAGCAATTAGCACCCCAACACGCACTTATAACTTCATGTGTGCCATCCATACAATTAAGTACATTGTACCATAAAAGAAACTAAAAAAACTTACAAAAGATATAAAGCCATAAGCTATTACCTTATATAATGTTTTCCTATTTTCTTTATCGTTTACTACCATTTTAATTAATCTATATTCTTCCATGTTTCAAAGTTTTTGTTAATAATCTGTGTTTCTAAATCTTTTAATTGTTTATCCATAGCATCTATAGTTTCTTCTTGTGCTATTATCTTTTGTTCTCTATCATGTATAGATTCTCTTAACTTATCTATTTTCTGATTTAATCTAATAATTGTTTCACTAAAGTTTTTATCTAAATTCATAATTGTTTTTTTAAAGTTAATAAAAAAGGGGTATTGCTACCCCCTTAAGTTAATAATATACTACCCCATTACACCCTAAATCACAATCACCTTTATCATCAAGGTAGTTCATACAGTTAGGGCATTTGTTAGAAAGAAATTCTTCCTTCTCTATCAGGTATTGTGTTGTATTTGTATCTATCATAATTGTTATTTTAAATGTTACTGCTAATATACAAAAGTTTTAATTATAAACAAATTATTAACTAATATATAAAGTATTCCCCTTTTGGTGTACTTAAATGGTCTGTTAAAATATACCTACAAGCATCTATACAATCAGGGTGAACCCCAGTAGGTTTTTCTATGGTGTTACCTTCTTTATCTCTTGCCCACACATAACCCTGTAGTTCTCTTTTTAAGTTCTTACTATTACTTGTTACATATATTTCATTTTGGTTTATCATGTTTATACCATAGGTAACACTATCCCTACCTTTAGTGCAGGGGTATATCTTGTGTCCATCCATAGAAAGGGTAGCTATACTTTTAGGTTCTGCATGGTCTGCTATTATGTTTTCTTTTATATTGTTTTGTGTTAGAAATAAACTCACATCTCTTAATACCATATTACTCTTATATAATACTTCATCAAATATATAAGCATTGTTCCATTTGTATAATGCAATTATTGTAGTAGGATCAACATAACCAAAGTCCATACCATAACCTAATAATTTAGCTTCTAAGGGCAGTTTGTCTATTTCTAGCCAGTCAGGTATACAAGCACCTTGTAAAGCACCTGTAAGGCCATCTAAATAAACTCTTGTCCAGTTTTCCCAGTAGGTACTTGTCTTTGCTTTATCTCTTGCCTTTTCTAATTCTTTTATTATACCTTCAGGTAGTGTGTTGTTATCTTTGTATGTTAATCTTACAAAATCTGTATCTAGTTGCCCTTTTAATTCTTTATCTACCCAAAACAAACTGGTAGGGTTATAATCTAACCATATGTTACCTGAAGTTCTTATGGCTAATTGTTGGTAGCTTTCAAACCCATTTGGTATAGTGTTACATTCGTTTATAAATAAATCTGTTCTTCTACTACCTCTTATCTTATCAGGTTGATCTATACTAAAAAATTCTAAATAACTACCATTACTAAAAGTGTATTTAAGTGTTGTTTTGTTAAAACTTTCTTCCTTGTATCTATTTGTAGTTTTCATAATCTTTAGAAAATCTTTTAATACACCCCTTCTTAATGCAGGTACAGTAGAAGCTACTACTGATACTTCCCTACCTTTATTTTTTATTGCATCTTGTATTAGTATAAGTAATATGCAAATTGTTTTACCTGCTGAAGTACCCCCACATACAATCCTTACCCTGTTCTTTAACCCCAGTAATTTATATAATGCTTCTGTTTTTTTAAACATCTAATCTTCTAACCACAAAGGCACATCTTCATTTATGGTTATATCTTTTGTTTCTTTTGGTTTACCTGCCCAGTAATTATAAAATAATTGTACAAATTTAAAATCACCTTTCTGTATTCCTTTAGTTAAAGCTGCAAATGCTTCAGGTTCTAGTGGTGATAGTTTTTCTATTAAATCTATTTCTTCTGCTTTAGATTTTCTTCCTGATCCTTGCCTTTTACCCCCATGTTTCATTAGTTTCTTTTGCTTGTTATTCTATTAGAATTGTAATTACCTTTTCTTCTTTTGCTTTTTTGTTTTGTCTTGTAGTAAATTAAATCATCCTCATTTGCTCTAATAAATCTTATATTTTGCATCTTGAAAAAAGTTGATTAATCAAATATACAATAAAAAAAATAGTGTTTTGTTAAAAGAATAATTGATTATATTCTAGTAAGTGTTCTTTGTCTAGTACATAACTGTCTTTAAGTAAGTATGACCTTGTAAACCTTTGTAGTAGGTTTTGTTGTTTAAATAACATTTTGTTTGTTGCAAATCCTTCAAACTTATATTTGGGGTACTCACAATAAAATAGTGCAAATATTTCACAGTTAGATTTACTATAGTATGGTGTCATTAATGGGTAATCTTTTGTGCTAGTTTTTACATCTACAGTTCTACCTTCTAGTATTGCATCACAAGGATCTGTACCTTTTAACTTAGAAGTATTGCCTATAGAAAAATCAGGAAACAAATTGTGGTATTTACAAAATAAGTATTCAGCACCAAAACCTATTATATTTCTTTCTAGGTGTTTGTCATCTGTAGCTGCTGTACCCATTCCATTCTTACCTGTATCTTCTTTGTTCTTTTGTCTTTTACTAGCAACCAGTTCTACTATCTCTATATCTATAGGTGTAAGTTCTAGTGTTGTATATTTATTTAGAATCATTAGTTGTGAAAATATTCTTTTATTTTATTTAAATCTGTACCATTTAAATCAAACCATTCTCCCCTAACCCTTTTATTTTTAAATAATTCATGTAATTCTTTTTCATCTTTAATCATTGCATTATGGTGAAATAACATTTCTATTGTTGGTTTTTCACTCTGTAAAGTTCTTTCTCTAAATTTTGGATGTATTGACCTTCCTATTTTGTAGTAACCTGTATTTTTATCAATCATAACATATACATTTGTTGGTCTATCCCTAAACAATGAAGGGCTGTTAGTATCAATTATATCTCTTAAATTATTTATACATAAATTTTCATCTTCATCTATTTTTTTCAAGTTAATATCTAAAACATCTCCTTTTACTTTTGGGCAATTATCTTTATCCAACAATGCCATTTCAAATCTAGTATTAGTTATTTTAAAATATAATTTGTCATTATCATTAACTTCTATATCTCGGTATCTCCAGTAACTGTATTGCTCTTGATATACTTTTGTTTTTTTTATGTTAATTATTTCATATGTTTTACCTTTTTTGGGATATATGGATTTGATTTTAGGTCTGTTTTTATCTAACCATTTCTTTTTTTTATCCTCTATTTCTTGTAGTTTTTTTTGTTGTATATCTATTAAGTTATTATACTTATTTAAATTTATTTCCAAACTTTTTAAAATTTTGTTATAATTTTTTTTGGCATCGGTTTCTAGCTTTTTCTTCATTAGCAATTTATTTTTTTTATTTCTAGCTAGATAGCTTTCTTTATTATTTTCATAATGAAGTTTACTTGCCTTTTTTTGGTCTTCTTTATTATTGTATGGCATTGTATATTTTATTTGTTACCATATAGGTTCATACTTTTTTAACCTATCTATTTCTTTTTGTTTTAGTTCAAGTTTTTTAAGTAGTTCTTTGTTTTGTTTTAGTAATATCTTACTTTCTCTTTTGTACTTTCTGTATAAATCTATTGCATTTGTATCTACTACCTTTTCTTCTTCTAACATTGTTTCAAGTGTTCTATAACTATTTAAATTACTTGCATAATATTTTTTTTGTTTTATCCATTGTGCAAATACTTTTTTGTGATGTACTACACTTGCATGATCCCTTTTTATTTCCTCACCTATTCTTTTACAAGATAGCTTTGTATGTTTAAGTGCAAGGTTAGAATATAATACCCTTGCTTCTACATAATCTTGTGTTCTTTTCTTTAATGATATATCTTGTATACCAGTTTCTGTTTCTACTAATTCTTTAATTTTTTTAATCATAACTTTCTTTTATTGCTTTTATCATACCTGCACATGCTTCATACATTTCTTGTTCCTCATACATTTCTACTATCTTTAGTAGTTCTTGTTTGGTTGCACCATCATCTATATCCTGTAGGGTAAGAAGGTAAAATTCATGTATTGCATTAACTTTCAAATTATCTCTTCACCACTTTCAAGTTCCTTTTGCAAATTGGCTAATGCACGCCAAGCTACTTTAACACTATGCCTTACCCCATCAGTATCCATTGTACCTGCTTGTAGTAAGTGCCTTGTAAGTGCATCTAGTTCATCACCACTTTTGCTTCTATCCCAATGTAGTTTCTTGTTGGGGTTGTGTTGTTGGTTGCCTTTGTAACTGCACCTAGCTATTTCTTTTATAGCATCAGGAAAGTATTTTAACACTCCTGAATATATAGGTAAAGTTTTTCTTTCTTCTGTAGGTTGTTTTACTACTTCTGTTTCTTTTATTTCTTGTATTCTTTTTTCTACAAATCCTTGTAATTGTTTCATAATATTCCTCTTAAAACGTATTGATCTAAATTATTTTGTTCTTGAAAAAAATGCCTGTACACACTTACAGCTTGTTTAAATTTTGTACCACCTCTTTCGTAAAATTCTTCACTTGTTTCAAATACACCAATATCTTTTGTTTGTTTGTTTACTACTATAAATTTAAAATCAGTTGCTTTAAATAATTTCATGTACAAATAACATTGCATATCGTAATTATATTTATCTGCTGAATATCCAAAATCTTTTAGGTTGGTAGAAGTGGTTTTTAAATCTATAATTGTTTTACCTTTTATAATATCTGCTTTACCCCTGAAAGGTAACCCATCTATCATTTCTATTGCAGGTACTTCAAACTGTGAATCTTTTAAATAACCCTTTACTATTTCGTTTTGTAAAACTGCATCTGCTATATGTTCTACATCTGCTACTTCTTTTTTAAGTAGTATATGGTGGTGTTTTTCTTTTGCTTCTTTGTATGCTTTTGTATTTCTACTTGATACATCTAGTATCTGTACATTGTCCATTTTTTGAGGTTCTAATATCATCCAATGGAAAACCTTACCAATCATTAGTGCTGTAGTTTCTTCACCTGCAAAATTCAAACTTTGCCTGTACGTTTTTGCACTTTTTAAAAGGTTACTTAATGCACTACTGCTTAAAGCATATTTACCTAAATGTTCATAGTAAAAAGTATCACTAACCATTTCAGTTAGTATTTCTTCCTTACCCCAAGTTTCATTGTTTAGTAACTTAATCATAATTGTTTTTTTATAAAGGTACTATTTTATCAACAAATTACAAACTATATGTTTTTTAAATCTTCTAAAACTTCTTCAAGTTTACTTATCATCTTTTTTATTTGTGATTTTAGTTTTATGTATTGTACCTTTTCTTCTGAAGTTGTATTTTGTACATACACTAACCCAGTCATTTCATCTACTACTTTTTTCATAATCTATAAAAATATATTATTAAATATTCTAAAACTCTTAATATTACATAACCAGTAACAAACTGCTGCCAATCAATCATTATACTGTACTTTCTGCTTTTGTTAATCTTAACCTGTAATCACTTAATGCAGTTCTTAAATTACCTTCTTCTACTTTCTTTTTTGCAATAAGTAAACCCAGTTCTGTAAGTTCTTCTTTTATTATATTTAGTTCTTTGTGTTCAGGTTTTGCATCACTCCATTTTTTTATAATACCATAAATGTTTAGTATTGCTTTATCTATTCTTAAATCATCTAAATTATTTAATTTCTTATTTATTAGTTCTTCCATAGTTTTATTCGTATTCTTTATATATTCTTTTTAATTTATTCCAAACATTATGTACAAAACAAGAACTACAAGAAGTAGTAGAAACATTTTCTTTAAATACCCTATTGTATATTTTTAAAATATTTTCTTGTTCTTCTACAGTAATGGTAGAATTGTTTATTTTTTCTGCCATGTAATTATATTCTTCTTCTGTAAAGCATTCAGGTTTGTTATATGGAAATAGAAGGTTAAGTTTATCTTTTCTTTCATCACATCCACAATCATCCCCTGCTATAAATTTAACTACTTTTTTTATACCAGTTGCAGTTGTAATTTTTTCAACTGTATCCCCCACACCTTTACTTTTTTTATCGTATTTCTCTTTATACTTTTTGTAATTCTTCTTTGCCATTATTTTATTTTATCAAAATCATTATTTTTAAAATCTTCCCAATCTTCAGATAGTTTATGTTTTATATCTTTCTTTAAATGCTTTAAACTATTAAATATACTTACCCAACTTATTTTAGTTTCACTTGCAAGTTTTCTTATACTCATATCTGTTTGGCTGTATAGCTTCCATAGTTTCTTATCATACCAATGCCAGTTATCTGTAACACCATCTACTAAACTACAAATTTTGTCGTATGCTTCGTTTTCTTCTATATTATCTTCATAAGGTAGTTGTATATTGTATTCACCATTATCTATACTGTATTTCTTTACTTTTTTCTTTTTATTGTAATACTGGTAGTATAAAGAACGTAATGTAAAATACATATAACCTCTACTTACTTTACCATTTTTTATTACTTTGTTTTCACTTGCATACCTCATAAGTGCCATATAAGAAAGTTGTACTATATCTTCTGCATAGTTATATTCTCCAAAGCTATTAACTATTTTTATCCAATCATTATGATACTTAGCTACTTTTTCAAGCCATTTGTACTTTTCCATTCTACTGTAATACTTACTATAAACAAACAAAATTGTAAAGTGTATTCAGTTTCTTTTTCTAATTGTTGGTAAGAATATAAACAGCCAAACATTAAACCTATAATGGGTGCAATACTTACATCTCCATCTACTAAATTACTCCAGTACATAGCTGCTGTACTTAATATTAAAAGTCCTATTATTATGTTTATCAAAACATTACCTGTTTTATATTCTTTTTGTTATGTAGTATATCTTGTCCTGCGAACTCAAAACCTACATTGTTTATTTTCATTCTAATTTTTACTGGTTGTTCAAATGGTGTACACCTACCTCCTGTTTCTGTTTCTTTTACTTTTAAAACATGCAGGTGTGTAAACATCCATTCAGTAGGGTGTCCTGTATACCTATGTATACAATAGCAATCGTTAAACCTATTGCCAAACTTACCCCCACCTTCTATACTTGCCATACCTAAAGGTACAGGTAAATTTTCATATTCATGACTTTTTGGGTGTGTTCTTCTTAATGCTTCACTGTTACCATGACAATTTAAAAACAAACTTATACCCCTTTTCTTTGCAAATAATCTTAATTCAGTAAGTACCATGTAATCATATTCATGCCCACCTAAACTTTTAATATCTTGGGGTTCTTTAGCTAAACTATTGTAAGGATCAATCAAACATAAATTGTAATCCCAAGCATCTTTAATTGCATTTGCTTCTGCTAGTAAATCTTTATAAGTATACAATTCATCTACATCTATAATTTTAAAATAGTCATCACACCAACCTAGTGCAGTTTGTATTTCTATTTCACTTGCCATGCTTATTGGTTTACCCATTTTAAATTCTATAATCTTTCTTACTATAGAATCTACTGTATTTTCAGAACTCCAAATAAGTGTTTTAGTTTTATGCAGTACAGCCCACACAGTTAGTAAGTAAATTGCTACACTTGTTTTACCTACGTTTGCATGGCCTATAAGAAGTGTGGTATTACCATTTAGTTTTAACCTTATGTATTCATCTATTTCAGGTATACCTATTTTTAAACCTTCCTTAACCCTACCAAACTTAATATCTAGTAGTTTGTTTTTTATTTCAGTTGCTCTTATTATCATAAAAAAAGGGGGTAAAAACCCCCCTGTGTTTAAAATGGTAAATCTACTTCTATTTCCCTGTCAGGGTTTTGTTCTGTATTGGTAACTTCATTTGCAGTTTCTATTTTAAACCCTTTTAGTTTTACAAAGAATCTATCTTTCCACTTGTTACTATTTACATTCATGCTTACAGTAACAGTATCACCTACTTTATATTGGCTTAAACTTTCTATTGCTTTATTCCAAAATTCTACAGGTAATTCTTGTGGGTATTTATCCTTCGTTTCTAGTATCATTGTTTGCACTTGGTTTAACCCTGTATTGCCTTCCAACTTTTGCAAACTGTTTATTTGTTTTATTTGTCCTTCTACTTTGTACATATTTATATTTTTGATAATTCTGTTTCAATTTCTTTACTTACTTTAAACTGGTTTCTAATTTGTTTTACACTACCACCTTGTTTTCTGTATTCTATCATGGCACTATATTCAGGTGTACCCCTATTAAGCCACTTCTTTTGCTCATCAGGTACTTTAGGTAGGTCATCTACTATATTAGTATTTTTTACACCTTCACTTATTACCCAATCTACTATTTGATCTGCCAACTTAAAAGCATCTTCTGTAGTAGCATTACTGTATTTGCAACCTGTATTGCTGCATTGCCCATAAAATTCAAAAGCTGTTTTTATGGAACTTTGTTTTATAATATACATTTGTGTTTTATCCATAATTATTATTTTAAAATTATTAACCAAGTTACAAAAAATTAGTGAATAAAAAAAAGGGGTACTTTCATACCCCCACATTTAAACAATTATAAATAAGAAACATTAAGTAATATTTTTGACCTTTGTAGTATAGTGGTCAATCATATTCTGTATATCACTTGATGCAAACTTACAAACTTCTTTACTTTTTTTTAATAAATCTTGTGATAACTTTTTACCAAGTTGTAAACTAAACTCGTATTGTCTACCCTGTTGGTAAGTATTACAATACACACATTGAGGTTTAACGTTGTTTAAATCCCACCTTGTACATAAATGTCTTCTACTTATAAAATGTCCTGCATGTAGTTGTTTATAGTGTTGCTGTTTCCCACAAGTAATACACTTGCAATTTCCATTTTTGTCAGCATTAAACAACCTTACATATATACTAAATATTCTATCAAGTTTTTTAATTAGTTTACTTCTACTAAGTTTTTTTTTAGGCATATATTCCCACTAACCCACCAAAGTTAGTCGTTTTTTTTTACAAAGTCAAGTTTGTTATCTTCCCTGCCCTCTATATGTCTTTCTGTAGTGTTTAGAACCCTTTATTTTGCTTGTTTTGGTCTTGGCATGTACATTTGGTCGTTTTACTTTTTTTCGTGCCTTATAAGTGCTTATTTGCTGTCTTGCCATTATCTTGTTTTGTCCTTGATTTTTTCAAATGTTCTTAAACCACCTAACCCTAACATACCCATTAGTACAGTCATTAAGTGTTCCATCTGTAAAGCAGGGGGTACTTCTTCAGGTTGTAAAGCCCATATAAATAAATCTCTAATTATAAAATTATATGCAAGTGCTATACCACAAACCCAACCAACGAAAGGCCTCCACCCTGCAACAAAAACACTTCTGTGCTTTGCTTCAATTTCATTAATCTTTGTTTGTATTTGTATTAGTTCGTTTGGATCAAGTTCTTTGCCTTTTATGGCTTCTCTTATTTCCCAAGCAAGTGAACCTAAATTAGATTTTTCTTTGTTACCACCTTTTAATAAACCCAACAGTAATTTTATCATGTGTATTTCCTACTAAAGCAGTTTCAGCTATATAGCCAAATGGCATTTGGTTTATCATTATCCAAGTCCACATGCAAAAATGTGTTGGCAATTCCAATCCTTCTAAATCCAACTGTAACAAGTGCTGCAATAATTTTTGATCTTGTAACAGAATCTGTACATCCAATATCTGCTGCAAGTCCATACATATGACTGCTTCCCTTACTTGTATTTGTTTTGGGTTTTCCACCCACTTTTGCATTATGGCTTTCTGTTCTATATCCACTGTTGATTTTAAATGGTATTCCTGCTTCTGTTCTTGCCCTGTCAAGTAACTGCATAAAATCAGCATCCATATTTTTACCTGAACCTCTAAAGTCAGGGCTATCAAATTCTTCAAGTTTAAAGTTTTTTAGTTCCATTTTTTCTTAAATCATCAATCCAAACTGTACTCATTAAAGATAACTTTTCTATACTATCTTTTTGCATTTCAATTACTAAATTTTCTAAACTATCTTTTTGGCTTACTAGCATATCTACTTTCATTTCTAGTGAACTTATTTTTTTCTTTGCACTTTCTAGTTCATCAGGGTTTCTACCTGTAATAGTTGAAATAATCATGGCTACACTTGCAGCTATCATACCTATTAGTGTGTTTACTATAGAAGCATTTTCTTCAGGTATAGTGTATTCTGTTAAATATACCAGTATGCCTACTATAAGAAAGAATACCAACAATGCACCTGAAAAATGTAACAAGAATCTAAATGTTCCGTTCTTAGGTATCATTTTGTTTTTTGATATATTTGAATTATCACTAATACTATTGTTAAAACTAAAACAGCAGTTTGTAAGTACATATTAACTTGTGGCATTGAACTAAATACTAATGCAAATGCTGAAAGTCCGTATGTTCTTAAATCTGTTATCATTACAAATCAAATGTTGCTTTTGTTGCATTATAATTTGCAAGTGATTCTGTGGCATTTAATTCTTTATCGTGCCATTTTACCATAGCCATTTCGCCAATCCAAGCTACGTGGGCTGTTACAGAATTAGCTTTACCGATTTCAAAAGCATTAGTATTTGATGTTCCTACTGTACCACCACCTGCTACAGGTGTAACATTATATGGACTTGGCTCTACACCATTAAAATACATTCTTGCTTTTTTATCTGTAACATTCCAAGCAAGTACAAAATGATGCCAAGTATCTTGTGGTGTATGTGATGTGCCTGACCTTGTATTAGAGGTTGTGTCATAATCATAAAAATAATAACCTGTTGTATTATGCCAAACCACAAACCATTGATTACTCGAACTATCTCCTTTAAATGCTATAGTTTGCTCATTTGTTGTGCCTGTTCTTTTTAACCACATTTCTAAACTACCATCTCTATCTAAATTAAATAAACTATTGTGTGGTATAGTAAAATATTGACTTGAACCACTTAAAGTAAATCTTTTTTCATTTGGAAATGAACTATTTGTACCAAAAACAGCACTTGTTATAGTTGCATTATGTCCATTAGGATAATTATTCTTTGTAGCTAAATAGTTTTGTGCTACTTGGGCTGGTGTAAGTGCAGAAGAAAACAATCTTACAAATCCTATTTGTCCATCATAATATCTTCCAGTTGTACCATCACCACCAATAGTAAAAGCATTTGAGTTATCTGTAACAGAAGATGATGATGAAGGAGAACTTGCTTGAAGTATACCATTTATATATATTTTCATATCAGAACCATCAAATGTACCAACTATATGTTTAAATTTACCTGTCTCATTTAATGTTCCTTGTACTGTGTTTGATGTGCTGTTAATAAAGAAAGTATATAATCCATTTGCACTTGCATACAATCCATAACTTGCATTTTTCCATACTATTCTTTGATGGTCCGCAAAAGTTTCAGGTCTTACAATTACCTCTACACTTAAAGCAGATGTTGGACTTAAAGATGCACTATCAGATACAGTAATATTTTCATTATCATCACTTCTATTAAAGTCAAAAAAGTTACCTAATTCTTTGTCAAAAGCTGCGTTGTTTACAGTTCCTGAATTACTGTTTACACTATCTACCCAAGCACCACTTGTATAGTTTGCTGCATCAAAATTTGCGTTTAAATTAGTGTCATAAATAGAACTATAACTTATAAAATTTCCTGCTCTAAAGTTTTGTGCTACTTCTGAAGCTGTTAGGGTTGTATTAT